CAGGACCTATTGTTGCGGGCATCATTGCATCATGGTGTGGTAAAAATGGATATACATTAACTACAAATAACTTAGCAGGAATTGCTAAAACATTCATAAGAACTACAGGATCAGCTGGTGACATTAGAACTGGTACACACGCCAACTATCCAATTAACAGCATAGTAGATAAGAAACTTATAGACAATCCATATGTCACTTTATCAGGAAATGCCTTTGTAGAAGTTAAGTTCAATCCAGCTGATGCTTCACATTTCTTAGGAAACGTGGGTAAGAAATGTCAATTAAGAACTACTGGATCTACAGCAGGAGCAGGAAGTTCTACACCTACAACATATAATATAACAACAACCAATGCGGGTTTCTCATATGTTTTGAGTGGAACCGATAGAAATGGATCTGTTTCTGGAACTTACGCAACTGTAAATTTATATGTTGGTGACACAGTTAATTTTAACTTATCAAACGTTGCATCTAATCACCCAGTATATCTTAGAGTATCAAACGGTGGAAGTAATGTAACTACACCAACTGCTAGTGGTCAAGGTTCTACAGGTAATGGTGTAGTGTCATGGACACCAGCTGTAGCAGGAACTTATTATTATCAGTGCGGTCAGCATCCTAGTATGATAGGAAATATTGTAGTATCATCTGCACCTGGCGGTAGTGGTGCGGTAATAGTTGGTGGTATAAACTTATCAACATTATCACAATCTGGTTGGTTAAACATACAAGCAGAAAGTTCACTTAATAATAGTATTACTATACAAGCACCCAACAATGCTACTGCAGGAACAACTGGTGGTGGATCAAATAATTATCTCGCACTGATTGATTCAGAAGGAAAAACACATGAGAGTTATGATGGTGTAGTATCTACATCAACATCATTAACATCTTCTACAGATACACAAGAGGGTCTTGGTCAAAGTTCTGCTGTTGCATATTATCCTGTAGATAGTGGCGTTGATTTTAACTACAATGGTAGTGGTGCAAGTCTCACTACACAAAGAGGTGCGTTCTATCCTTTTGTTGATACCAATGTAACTTGGCAGACTTCATCTGGAACTTTTGCAGGAAGTCCATATACTAATGGTGCTAGTGTCAGTTTAGATTTAGGTTTACAAGGAACTACCTTTGCAAACGAACCAACCTTTGAAGCATATACTTTGAGTGGTGATTCTATTGGTGCTACTGGGTTGACATTTGATACAAGCACAGGTTTACTATCAGGAACGGTTACTTCATTATATCAAGACACGACTTATAACTTTACAGTCACAGAAAATGTAACAGGTAACGCACAGTCATATGCATTTACTACAACTGGAACTGGTGTTTTAGTTTCTATTACACAACAACCATCAAATGCTAGTATAGAAGCAGGATCTGGTGGAACAGTCTCCTTCGGACCTGTAGCGGGTATCAGTGATGATGGATCTACTATTACATTCCAGTGGGAGTTCTCAGTTAATGGTGGTGTAGGTTGGGCAACAGTTACTAATGGTAGTGGATATAGTGGAGCAACTACAAATACACTGACTGTAGATGATGACTTTGCTAAAAACAATTATCAATATCGTTGTAAATTAGATACAGCAACTGCAGTTCAACCATCTAATACAAACGCAGTTACACTAACAGTATTCAGAAATATTACTGTAACTACACAACCAACAAACTCTCAACCTATTGCTCCTGCTGCAGGATCATTTACAGCAGTTGGTTCTACTCTAGATAGTGCTACTATTGCATATCAATGGCAGAAATCTGAAAATGGTGATGGGGTAACTTATCAAGATATAGGTAGTGCTACCACTACAACATATACAACTGGTTCTACAACTTACGATGACAGTTACGGTGATTACTACCGATGCAAAATGTCTGCATCTGGAGCAAGTGATGTTTTTAGTAACGCTGCAAGATTATTTGTTCAGAGAACAATTAATATTACATCACAACCAACTAATACAACAGGTGCAGTAGGTGGAACATCATCCTTTGGAGTTGCTGCTACCACATCTGATAACGATGCAGGAGATATAACATTCCAGTGGCAAGTATCTATTACGAGTGGAGCATCATGGTCAAATGTATCTGAAGGAACTGGTGGAACTACAGCAACATATACAACACCTACACTTACTACAGCATACGATGAGTATCAATATCGTTGCGTTCTTTCATGTGCGGGTGCAACATCTACACCATCTAATGCTGCTACATTACAAGTAGAAACAGTAACAGTTGTTGTATCATCTCAACCATCTGATGCTACAGTGGATGAATCACAGACTGCGACATTTACTACACTTGGTGGTGTAACAATGGCACCTGTTGGTGGTAACGCTGCATCATCTTCATTTGAGGTAGATCAGTTTGATACTCCTAGTGGTGGAGGCGGTGGTGCAGAAGGTATGTCATCTCATACACCTGGCGTAACATATCAGTGGGAAAAATCTGATAATGCAGGTGCAGTATGGAATCCAGTATCGGGTGCAACCTCTGCGTCATATACAACAGGACTTACGACATATGCAGATGATCATGATGATCAATATCGTTGTGTTATCAGTGCTGTTGGTGCATCTTCTCCTGCCACTACAAACGCAGTGACACTAACAGTTCAGAGAACATTTTCTATTACTGTCCAGCCTACAAACTCAACCGCAAACGAAGGTGCAACTGGATCATTCTCAGTTACTACACAATCAAGTAGTGGAACAGTTACATATCAATGGGAGAGATCTGATGACAATGGTGCAAACTATACTCCTGTAACTGGAGCAACTAGTGCAGCATATACAACACCAACTTTAGTATTTGCTAATGATAATAATGATCGTTACAGAGTTGTTGCTTCTCTTGTAGGTGCAGCTGCATCTATTACTTCATCTGTAGGTATACTTACAGTTCTACGTGTTATATCAATTGGCACACAACCAAATTCTACTGCTGTTATTGAAGGACAGACTGCAACATTTAACATTGTTGCTTCTATTACAAGTGGTGTAATATCATACCAATGGCAAAAATCAATTGACTCAGGTGCAAATTGGAGTGTTATTAATGGTGCTAACTCAGCAACATATACAACTCCTGCAACCACATTTCCAACTACACCTTCAGAACAATTCCGTTGTGTGTTGACAAATACTAATGCAACCACTGTTACATCGACTGCAGCAACACTGACTGTTAATGAATCCGAATTTGTATCAGGTCCTGCAACTGTAACTCCAGTCATCGACCCAGATACAACTAGAACATTCTCTAGATCACCTGTCATTAACACATCAGCATTTATTGTTGAGTATGCAGGATCTACACACTTCTCTAGTTTCTGGAGAATTAGAAGAGTTAGTGATAACGTAACTGTATATGATACCTCAAATACATTTACTAATGGTGATACTGGTAACTTAACATCACTGACTGTTCCCGTATCAACTTTAGCATTTGATACTGCGTATTCAATTCAAGTTAAGTTTAGAGATAACGCAGGATTAGAGAGTGCATACTCTGCTGCTGTTAATTTTACAACTCCTTTAGTTGACCAACCAGAGATACAAACTATTACTCCTGCATTCAACCCAACAATCAATGTTGATGCTATTGCAATGAAAGCAGGATATCAACATACGTCTAGTGATTGGCAGTTCTCTCCTGCAAATACATTTGCAAGTATTGTTCACCAATCTCTTGGTAACTCAACAAACCTAAGTTCTTACACATTACCAGGTGCAGTAAACTTAAGTGCAAATACTACATACTATGTAAGAATTAGATTCAACATCAATCCTACCTAACATGGCTTCACCATCAACCAGACAAGGACTTATAGATTATGCATTGCGTCAAAACGGTGCACCAGTCCTAGAAATAAACATAGAAGATGATCAGATAAGTGATCTAGTGGATGATGCTATCCAATTCTATAATGAAAGACACATGGATGGTTACATCAGAACTCATCTAAAAGTTCAGTATAGTCAGTTGATGTTAGATGCTATGCAATCAGATACTGATACAACTGTTGCTTCTGGAACATCTAATAATCAGACTCTTACATTTAAGGAACAGAACAACTATATTAAAATGCCACCATACGTAACAACTGTGGTTAAGGTATTTGATTTTGTATCTAAGAATGTCACAAACTTATTTGATGTCAGGTATCAGTGGAGATTGAATGACCTTTGGGATCTTACACAAACAGAGATCCTTACATATGAAATGGTTAATAGAAGATTAGAAGATATCTACTATCTGTTAGAAGGACAGAAACAAATTAGATATCAGATGCGTGGTGATAGATTATATCTTGATTTAGATTTTAAAACTGACGTTCCCGAAGATCAGTTCCTAGTTTTAGAATGTTATCGTGCAATAGATCCCACACAATTTAGTGATGTTTACAATGACATCTGGTTAAAAAGATATGTGTCTGCATTGATACAGAGACAGTGGGGTGCTAACTTAATTAAGTTCCAAGGAGCACAGTTGCCAGGTGGAATTACAATGAACGGTGAGTTTATATACAACGAGGGTAAAGAGAAAGTAGCAAAGTTAGAAGAAGAAATGTTATCTCAGTATGAAACACCACCACTAGACATGATTGGATAATGGCAAGAACCACTTACTTCACACATGGCACTAGGAACGAACAGTTTCTATTGCAGAACTTAGTAGAAGAACATCTCAAAATGTTTGGGATGGATATTCTCTATTGCCCTAGAGAAATTATGTTGACTGATGGTGTGTTTAATGAAGAGGTAATTGGTGAGTTTAATGATTCATATTTAATAGAAGCATACATGGAAAACTTTGATGGGTTTCAAGGTGGTGGAGATCTACTTACAAAGTTTGGTGTAGCACAGACTGATGAGATAACTATGATTATATCTCAGCAAAGATTCTCAGATCTTATATCACAATTTCTCTTGATTAATAAAGATTATCAAGCACCTGAGAGACCACAAGAAGGAGATCTAATATTCCTTCCATTAACAAGCAATTACTTTGAGATAAAGTTTGTAGAACATGAGGAACCATTCTATCAGTTAGGTAAAGGTTACGTATACAAACTGAAAGCAGAATTATTTGAATACAGTGACGAGCAAGGAGATGTATTTGATAATGATGAGGAACTTGTCGATTACGGTTACACTGTCAAACATTACTATCTTACTACTGCAGGAACCAATGCATCTGCAACTGCTGTGGTAGATGGTGGTGCATTGACTAATTTATTCATCAGTGATAATGGTAGTAAGTATAATGAAACTCCTGCTATAACTATTACGGGAGATGGCACGGGAGCAACTGCAGAAGCATTTATGGTAAACATAACTGTAAGTGGTGGATCTCCTACATCATCTGCTGTTATTAGATCAGTTGTGAAAGAGGGACAGATTAGATCAGTCAATATAATTAATGGTGGATCTGGATATGATGAAGATAGAGCAACTTTAAACATATCGGCACCTGATTCTGGTGGTATAGCAGCGACATTGATCCCTACTTTTACTAATGGTGTATTGACTGCAATCAATATATTGAGTGGTGGTTCTGGTTACAAGAGTGTAAGACTTA